AGGTTCGGCGCGTCGCTATTGCTCGGCTAGAGAACAGGTGCCGCGTCATCTGCGTCAATGACTCCGTCTATCTCGCGTGGTGGGGCGACTGGCTACACGCGCACGATGCTCAGTGGTGGTGCTGGCATGCCCAGCGCGTCCAGCACTTCAGGGGAATAAAGACAACAGTTTCTGAGCAAGTCCCAGCGGCGTGGATTACTGGCGCGCTGCGGTGGACCGGCAGGACCGGGTTTGACACAGACCCGTCATGTTGCCGCGGCGACACCAGCGGCGCACAGGCCATCCACATCGCCGTTCAGGCCGGGGCAAAGAAGATTCTCCTGCTCGGCTTCGACGCGACGCAGGATCATTGGTTCGGCTCCCATCAGGACGGGATCAATAACGACCTTTCATCGTCGGCGCGCGATTTTGAAACGCTGCTGCCAACACTTCGCGAGAGATCAGTCGATGTCATCAATTGCTCGCCCGACTCAAAAATAGAGTGCTTCGAGAAAGCGCCGCTCTCTGGTCTGCTTTAACTAAAATAATTGTGGTGGGCACCGAGTGGCATGACAAGGCAGACATTCACCGTTTCGACGCCGGCCGCGACTACCGATCTGACAACACTGCAGGCCGTCAAAGATTATATTGGGATTACGAGCACTACCGAGGATGATTTCCTAGAGACGGCGATAGCGTCGGTGTCGGCCCGGGCCTGCTCCTATCTCGATACGGCCAGGGCCGAGGATGGGACGGTCTCGCTTGGGCGAGAGACTCTGATCGAAACAGTTAGATTGTCGCGGGCCCAATCGTCAATAATTATGTCGCGGCCGAGAATGGTATCTGTCACCAGCGTTGTCCAGAATGGCACAACATTCGTTGAGGACACCGATTTTGAAGTAGTAAAGAACCGCAGCGCGGTGTATGCGCTAAGCAATGGGTTCCCGTATTTTTGGTTCGATACGTATCCAGTCGTGGTGACCTACGTTGCTGGGTGGCTACTGCCAAACGACGACGACAGAAACCTTCCCGCTGATATTGAAAATGCCATTATCAACTGGATCCAGGCGGTGCGGTTCAACCGCACGCGAGACCCCCTCGTCAAGCGCGAGTCAATGCTTAACGGCACCTATGGATACGAGGTGTTTGGGACATCAAGGAATGGAGACGTCCCAGACTTCGTGGCCGCAGTGCTAGACCCGTACCGCGACATTCATGTGGCATAGCGGCGTAATGACATAACTCAATCGCGGACTTAAAGACAGCCATGCGGGTTCGCGGCGCCCCCGTAACGCAGGCGGCACCGGCCGAGCCGGCTCCGCCACCAAACACCCCAACTTGTTACGCTGTTGACGCGGAGCAGACATCGCCGAAGTGGTGCGCCGCCTTTGCCAGGGGATGCGGCGGTTCAGTTGTCCACGATAGCACGCAGCGCCCCGGCCCTATTGCGATGTTTGGCTCAAGTGCGATTTGGGGGGTTCTAAGTACCGCTCAACGCGAGCGTCGCGACTGGTATTACGGCGATCATGGGTATTTTGGGCGTGGCAGATATTTTCGTTGCACCAAAAACGCCTATCAGCACGACGGCTCTGGACTTGCCGCACCCAACCGGCTCCGTCAACTAGACATCGAGATAAAGCCATGGCGCCGATTCGGCGACCACGTACTGGTATGCCCGCCAGACGACGGCTTTGCTGATCTTATGGGGTTCTCTGCCACGGCGTGGCTAGCCAAGGCACTGATCACCTTAGCGCGCAGCACCGACCGCGAGATCAGGGTGCGCGAGCGCGCCACTAATGGCGTCACGCTAAGGCAAGACCTACGTGATTGTTGGGTTCTTGTCACCTATGTGAGTAACGCCGCCGTAGAAGCGCTGATCGCCGGGGTGCCAGTTATTTGCACCGATAAATGCGCGGCGCTGCGCATGGGTCACAGCAACCTGTCGATGGTGGAATACCCGGTTTACCCGACAGACCGCGAGCAGTGGGCGCGGAACCTAGCCGCGCAACAATGGACATTATCCGAAATGGCCTCTGGCCAATGTTGGGAAGCGGTACGGCAGCAATGATCAGATTTGAAGATGGTGGCTGGTGGCTGCCGGATGGCGAGGAGCATCTTCAGCAATGGATGCTGACGGTAAACAAGAGATTCAAAGACAGGCTAACCTACCAATATCATAAATATGAGATGGCCTTGCGTTGGGCCAGACCGGCGTGGCAGGTCGCCGTTGACGTCGGCGCGCATGTCGGGTTGTGGTCATGGCCGATGTCCCATGATTTTGGGGCCGTAGTTGCGTTCGAGCCGATGTCGGCACACCGCGAATGCTACCTCCGCAACATGGATGGTCGTCCAAACTTCACCTTGCACGGCGTTGCGCTTGGGGAGACGGACGGAACGGCGTTTCTGCGCACCAGGACCCCCGGGTCATCTGGCGATACCGGTGTTGACCAAGCGGCGGAGCGCAGCTCGTTGCGCGCGTCAGTTGATACCGACGGCGAACTTGTTGACATGAAGCGGTTGGACGACTTCGATCTGAAGAACGTCACCCTGCTGAAAATCGACTGCGAGGGCTACGAACTCTTCGTGCTGCGCGGTGCCGTCGAAACACTAAAGCGCTGTAAGCCGTGCGTGATTGTCGAGCAAAAGCCGGAAACCGGGATGGAGCAGCGTTACGGCATCGGTACGACGGACGCCGTTAAATTCCTTGAAGGCCTCGGTGCCGTTAAGCGCGCCGGAATTCAAGGCGACTACATCCTGAGTTGGTGAATGTCATACGGCGACGAGATTATCGCCGGAGGGCATGCGCGCTCCGAGCATGACAAGACCGGCCACCTTATCAGGATTGTCACAAAAGACGGGGCGCCGCGCTACTCTGATCTTTGGAACGGTCTTCCGTGGTTCGCGACGCGCGGCACCGATGAAGGCAATATCCGCAACCTAGCGGACGGCCCGCATTGCCGCCCGTATATCGAATATCCGTTCACCCGCGGTGGTGGGTGCAGATATAGCGGCTGGCGCGTCAGGGATAATGTCGGAGCGATCGTGTTCTCCGACAGTGAGACATGGTTTGCGCGTGATTGCCTTGGCGACAGCGCCGATAAAACCGTTCTGGTCGAGCCGGATATACCGGAGCAGTCCAACCCAAATAAACAATGGGGGCGCAGTAAGTGGCAGGGTCTTGCCGATCTACTCGCCGCGGCGGGGTGGCGCGTTGCACAGGTCGGGTCCGGCACAACTGAGCCGTTGCGCTGCGTCCGGTTGATTGAGACAGACTCATTCAGATTGGGTGCCGCAGTTCTTTCGGCGGTGCGCGCCGCTGTTCTGCCGGAGGGCGGCCTGCATCACGCGGCCGGCGTGCTCAAGATTCCCGCTGTCGTGCTGTTCGGCGGGGCCGTTGATGAAAATGCCATGGGGTATCCGTGGCATGAAAACGTTGTCGATCGCGGCACCGGCAGCCCATGCGGAAAATGGGAACCGTGCGAACATTGCGCGGCGATATGGGAACGGCTTACGCCCCAGACGGTATTTGATCGCTTCTCACAGCTAACAGCGAAATTATTCGTCTAGGGTAAGGGAATTCGTCATGGCTCTAGGCGCATTCGGACTTACCACGAACGGCAGTGCGTCGGATCTGACTGTCTTGACTGCGGCCACAACTGCGTGCACCGCGATTACTGGCCTGACCGGGATGCAATCGCTGACAGTTTCGCTGCGTTTCGCATACGGTTCTGGCGGCACAACGGTCAAGGCGTACATCCAAACATCGATCGACGGCGGCACAACTTGGGATGACGTGGCGTGCTGGGCACCCACGAATGCCAACGCCTCAAAGCGTTGGAATTTTTCAGCACTGACTCCGGTAACAACCCCCATAACTCCGAGCGACGGAGCGATGACAGATAATACTTTCCAGGATGGCTGCCTCGGTGATCGCGTTCGTTTGAAAGTTGTTTCGACCGGAACCTACGCAGGGTCCACCACGCTGGTCGGTCGAATGGTGGCGCATTGAGCATCAGCGACAAACTCGCGTCGGTATTGACGCGCTTCGGCCGCCCAATGACGCTACGCCGAAACGCTCTGGGCCCCATCGTTGGTGGAAACGCAACAGTATTTCCACTCGACGTCACGGTTTACGGCGTGTCGCGCAACTACAAGCCGCAGGAGCTCGTAGCAAATACCGGAGTGTCGCAAGGCGATACCGAGGTGACCTTATCCAGCGCTGAAATCTCAGCGGCGCAATGGCCGGGTCCGCCCAAGAAGGGTGACATGCTGCTGTTCGATAGCCGCCCCACCGTTATTCAAGCGGTCGAGCCGAAAAACTTGGGAACGGAATTGCTGGTGTACGTGTGCCAGACGCGAGGATAAGTTATGGCGCGGCTGCAATCCATGGCGAAGGATTTGCAACTCGCGACGGCCGGAATAGCGCCAGACAAGATCGCTTCAGCGCTCGCCGCGTTCGCGCGGACCGAATTAGCCAAGACAATTGCCGATGGTACGGGCAGCCCTAATTACGACCGCTACGTCAACGGTCGCCCCGGCGCCGACGAAGACTCGGTCGTGCCACCAGGGCCAATCGTTTATGTTTTTAATTGGTGGGGCGACGTCGTTACCTACGCGCTGCAAACCCTGATCGAGTTGAGCCCAGAGCTAAGTGGCGAATACAAGCGGTCGTGGATCATCCGCGCCGACGGACAGATTGTTTCTAACCCGAAAGAAATAAACGTCGCGTCTGTCGTCGAGATCACAAATACCAGCGATTATCACAGGTCAATTGTTGTCGGCAATAGACGTTACCGCCTCGGCCATCAAAGCATTGAGGCCGGTCGCCAGCGCGTGAATAGCGTATGGGGCAATTTTATCACCGCTAAGAGCACGATGATCCAATTGCCTGGCGGCTACGTGCTCAAGGGCAGATTTAAGCGCGGATTCCGTAAGTATGCGCGACGCAAGGCGCGGCCCGATGTCGGTCGTGGAACCGCCATGACCTATCCCACGCTGCAACTCAGCATCAAGGGCCTGTAGCGAATGGCAAGTTCTGTCGTCTTTGACGCCATTAAAACGTATCTGACGGAGCAGTGGCTAACCTCTCCATTGCAGTTTGAGAACGAACCTGAGATCGATAAGACAGACCCCGCCACGCGCCCAGGAACTCCAGAAAGCCCGGTGCAAAACGCGCCATGGGTCATGGTCGAGATGACCGGTACGCTGTACGGCCAGCAATCAATCGGAGCAGCGACACAGGCCACAAACCGCTGGGACGAAGAGGGCCAACTCTGGCTCCACGTATTCGTGCCGACCGGAACCGGCGGTCACACCGCAAGGCTCCACGCCAAGTCACTCGCCGATCTGTTCCGCGGAACAACGCTGTCGGGCGGCTCGCTCGAATTCATGGACGCCCAGATCGGAATGGGCGAGCCCGGGGGCGCGGACGGCGCGTGGTTTAGCGTATCAGTTGTGCTGGACTGGCGATACATCGAAGCATAGGGAACGCAGCAATGTCACTCAAAGTCGTTAAGGCGTTCAAGTCTGTGAACCGCAAGTTTAAGCCCGGCGACACCGTTGTGGCGTCAGACATCGATCCGGGTAGCGTGTTCACACTCAACGATTGGGTGGCGCGCGGCTTTGTCAAAAGCGATGCGCCAGAAGCGCCGTCAGCCCACGTCTCAAAGCAGCGATACGCCGCCAAGTCTTAGTAACCCACTTCGGCCGGCACCGGCCCCCTCGTCATCAACAATATTCTGAACACACGGCGCCTCACGGGCGCCTTTTTCTTTGGAGGATACGCCTGTGGGATCAGCATCACGAGTGAGGATTGTCGCGGTTCGCGAAACGACTGCAGGTTCCACACCATCTACGCCTCGCATGCGAACTGTCCGCGCCGTCAGTGAGTCTCTTGACTTCACGCCGGACTACGTCGACAGCGACGAGATTCGCTCCGACCGTATGCTTGGTGCCCCGATCAAAGTGATGCAGTCGGCGAAGGGCGGGTTCAACGGCGAACTGGCGTTTCCGGACAACGACTCGCCTGAATCCGACATGTGGCGCTCCACGTTTTTCAATACGTGGACGAATACCAACGAACGGTTCAACGACGGCGTCGCAGATTCTGTCATCACCGACGTCGCGACCGCAGGCACCGTAGTGACCTGCACGGCCGGCACCGC